AGATTCCAGTTGGAAGCCTTGATTGCCTCTTGCGTAAGGGAGATCATAACACCCCACTTGTCAATGGCGGCCGTAGCCATACCACCGCCAGTTGTCACACGCTCTTCACGATAACCTTCAAGCTCAGTGACCTTATGGACAGTAAAAGCTGAAAGGGCGGGAAGGCGGAACTCAGTAATACCATCCGGTGCAGGAATGGTATCAAGGAGTGGGGTAAGATTGAGCATAGGCTCCATCGGCTCCATCATAATCTCAACAATTGAGTGCTTGACCCAGGGCCCAAGCTCAGCTGACGTAATCGCGTCTTCGATTGAAAGACGTGAGTCGCTGGAGTGGTCTGAGCCAGGAAGCCAACCGTTGTTCTTGATGAGCGCTGTAAGCTCACTCTGATCAGCAATTTCTAGGTTCTTGTGCTTTAGTCTTGACATGTTTCGGTTCTCCTTATTGAGATTATGATTTTAATTAGAGTAGGACGCGCACGATGGCAGCGAACTGACCACCGAATGACTGATGAATTTCTGCAGGATGACCATCGTTAGCCGAACCAGGAGTACGATCAGCGAGTGACACGCCTTCATAATCGTGGAAAGTCTTGACGGTAGCAAGATCAGCCTTAGGTGAACGGTCAAGCGTATAGCACTTACCAACAATGTCCTCTGGACGATGGTAGGTAGTAGGATTGACATAAGCCACTACACTAAGATCAGCAGCTCCGGCTGTGCCTTGCTCTGCAATAAGCTCTGTCTCGTCAGGGCGAGCAATGTAAGGAACAAAGTTGGAATACTTATCGTAGGTGAGATAATCGCCAGGCTTGACAGCCTTGCCAACAGCAGCAAAGACATTACCACTGTATGACTCAACTTCAGCAGCAAGACGGAAGGCAACAAGATAGTCACCAGTAGCAGGGCAGTCAGTGTGCACAAAAAGAAGACCAAGATCACGGTCCACAAAGTAATCGCCAGCAGCCTTAACGCCAGCAGGAGCTGCCTTTTCTGTAGCTAGCCAGGTTGATGTAAGATTAGTACCTTGTGTAAGAGTAGATGTACCAGCACCAGTTACTGACCAAAGTTCAATGGTATTGTAGATGTTGCTTTCAATACCCTGATGACCAAGGACAAGCACCTTGGCACTTGCATTAGTAGCAAGATCAGCGTAACGCTCATCAAACATAGCCTTCACGTTAGCATAGGTAGCTTGCTTAGCGAAGTCAGCACCATGATAGTAGTTTGAAAGTGTGGTGCCCGCGCTAGCTGCAGCAACAGTAGTACCATCACCAAGTAGCACAAGCTTCTTAGTTCCATCCCATGAAGCGCTAGCATTTGCATCAACCGTAAGATTGAGAGCAGAGATGTTATAGGACTTAGCAGGAGCAACAGGAAGACGAAGGGTATGGTCCTGGCCAGTCCAGAACGTTGACTTATTCTCACGACGATAGTTCATGAAACGAAGCTTATTGGGCTGCGTACCATCGCCACCGGCCCAAGCATAAACCACGTTAGCAGCTACACCAATTGGACGAGAAATTAGTTGGTCAAGAGTCTCACCGTCGCCAAGAAGGCCACGCTCTTGAAGCTTAGTTGTAAGGGCATTCTTAGTGTAGGTCTTAGGACCTGTGACAGGGCGACCTGTACCAAGGTCTTCAATTCTCTCAGCGACGTCAACGGCAGTATACTGGAGAACAGTAACACCTGTACCAGCAGCAGCCTTCCAAGCAAGACGAACACCAGCCGGGACAAGACGACCTACGGTACCTTGATTGATTGAAGAAATGGTATTGTCACCAGTAAGGCTTTCACGCGTAAGAGCGACAAGCTTACCAGGCATGATAACAACCTTGTCGGTGAAGACATGGCGTTGGTAGTCATAAGAGTGGAAACCCATTGCAATATTAGCATCGGTTGGGTCAACGGGTAGCCAAGCCGCAGCGGCAAGGTCATTCTGAGGAGCAACCGTGTCGCCATGCGTAGGGGCGATAATCGGCTTACCGTAATCGATATCTCTAAACTTTCTGTATGTTGCCATAGTTTTCTCCTATAATTTGGGTTAGACTTTCACATCTAGTGGGTTAAACTTTCCTGAAATAAAGCCAGAACGCACCTGTTGAACAAGATAGTTCTCAGCTTTATTTATATCATGATTTCGTAATTCCTTATATTTACTAGCGACTCTGCGCTCTACAGATGTCCAGTATTCAGGTGTGGTATCCATTGCATCTTCAATGGTATTCATATCAAGCTTCTTACCAAGCTCTTTTGGCTCAACAGAATCTTCAATAACAATCTCTTCTGGCTCTGAGCTATCAGCAATCTCAGTCACTGTCTCTTCCACAGAGTCCATTGGGCCACTCATTTCTTCGCTAACTTCCTCAGTAGAAGATTCACTTGGAATTTCCATACCAGCAGTCTGAAGGGAAGAGCTAAGTTGCCACTGCCACTTCTGATGCATATCAATACGCTCAGCAAGGAAGTTAGCAACACCCTGTTCATTAGCAGCGTTGGCCATGTCAAAGAGATCTTTAAGCATACCAAGCATCGTCACATTCTTCTTGTAAATATCAAGAGCAAGTTCACTTGCTTCAGTAGTCATAGAGTCATCTTTGATTGATGCTGTCTCGACCATATAAGTAAGAGAGTGAGGAAATGAGCCAAGCTTACGAATATTCTCAGCAAGTGGATCTACTGAATTAGAGTAGATGTCATCATAGATATTTCCAAATAGCTCATGATACTGAGCAAAGTCAGGGCCAGCCACATTCCAATGCGCACGATGTGCACTTGAGTAGAGAGCAATTACATTGCTAAGTAAGCCCTTGAGAGCGTCAGCTACTTGAGCTGGGCTAGTTGTCATTTCAGTTTCCATATTATTCCTCCAAAAGGATTAGTGTTACGTGTTAAATATATATTACTTCTTAGAAGACTTTGGGTGACCCTTTGGTAATAGATCAGTGTCGAAAGCCTTTCTCTTGAAACTGCCACCTCTTACTGCATATAGAAAGCCATTGACTCTTGCGAATGCCCATTGTTCAGCACTTGCGACATTAGGGCGAACACTACTAGGATTTGTTTTGTATGCGCCAATGCCACGATTGTAGACAGACCTTAGCATACCTGTAGTAACCTTCTTGCCTTCTTTGTCACCGTACTTGTCATTGTGCTCTTTGGCCTTAGCTGCAAGAGTACCACTTACACCACTAGCATCCTCAATAACCGTTTCCTCGGAGCTATCTTGCTGGTCTCCCATAGGACCGATAGGGGGAGTTTCTTTCTTGCTCCATATGATAGGAGCCATAATCTTCTTAAGCTCAGAGAAGTTCTTTATAACTTTTCTATCGGTCTTTTTTACCTTAGAAGCGTCATCAAGGGTCTCAACTTCTGTCTGGTCTTCGGAATCTTCAACTTCCATATAGACTTCTAGAGTAGCAACAGGATCATCACCAGTTGCTTCTTTTGATTCGCTAGTTCCATCAAGAGAAACTTTGCCATCTCTGTCAACTTTAGTAACCTTACCTTTTGCATATCTAAGAGGATCTGGATCCTTATTGACTGCATACGAAACAAAGTCGCCTACCTTAATCGTCTTGGCATCTTCAATATCCTCATTGTAGTCATCTTCTACTGAATAGTAGTCATCAAAGATATCTAGCACCCAATCATTAGCATTGTCTTCGGTTCTCATTCTCTGGATTCTGGCAGCTCTGGCATCAGCCCAGCTCTTGCCACCATCGCCACCCCAGAGATCCCAAGCAATACGGCCAGCAGAGGGAAAGCCTTCTTCGCCTTGGCTAAACCCGGAAGCCTTCTTATCAACTTCATGACGTGCAAAGAAGCTCTTCATACGCATAACAGTAGAAGCAGAGAGTTCCTTACGATTCATAAGGTCTCTTGCGCGGGCGACGCCCACGGGCGTACCACCTCTTTTAAACTCTGTACGCCACTCAAGAGCACGCTTAGCAGCTGATGCCATACCTGGTGTTGGAACAAATCCCTCGGCAGCGTCATCGATTTCTGCAGCAAATAAATCTTGAATTTCTTCACCAAACTCAGACTCGTCCATCTTGGACTTGCCGGCATCTTGCATACGTGCAAGCATCTTCTGGGCGCGAGCCTGGATTGATTTAACCTTATCTTCAGCAAGACCCTTGACCTGGCCAGCTCTAGCAATTGCATTGCGAAGATGAGGAAGATCAATCTTACCATCGTCTCCCTTATATGGAAGATGGCGAAGTGAGCGAGGCTTAGTCTTACCCTCTTCATCTTTCTCACCACCTGACTCAATATAGAAAAACGCACTGTCTGGAAGATTGTTAACGTAAGCGGTTGACCAAACAGCATCATCAATAGTGATTGTCTTTACCATCTCCGAGAACATCTCAGCTGACATGTCATCAGCTAGTTCTACATTAAAGTTATTAGCAAGGAATTCCTTAACAGAGTCCAGCAGTGACTTAGTATCAAGCTCAACCTTAGCAAGCTTTTCGTCTGTAATAGCTTTGCCAGATCGTAACTCTTCAAGCTCTGACATTACTTCCACAGGAGCAATTGACTTTGACTTGATGTATTCGTCAACAATTGAAAGAATCTCTTTCTTACTGTCTTCTGATAGTGCAGTGGGCATTTGTTGCTCCTCTTGGTTAGTTGATTTAGTTTGGTCTTCCATAGGCTCTTCTTCTTTGTTTGCTGAAACTAGCCCATCAGGAATAACAGCAAATCTGCAGTAGCCATTTGGCTCTATAGTCTCGGAAATAATTTTGCAACGATTCTCGCTAGCATGAAGGGCACAATTACTGCACTTAACACCAATGCTAAGATTCTCATTCTCTGGGCCACTTTCATAACCAACCCAAATACCAGAAGCTTTATCAAGAGGTCCAACCTTAGCAGCAAGAGCCATAAGGGAGTCAGCTAGAGCTTTCTCTTCCTCTGATAGTTGACTGTAAAGATCAACATCATCTTCTACAATTTCAACTGGAGCTGTAGCTACTGGACCATTGTCAAAGCTAGCCATAATTTCTGAATCGCTAATGTCAGTGACAGCATTCTTAAAGCAATCGGTTACAACCATAGTAGTCTTAAAGTTTTCTAGATACTGCTGAAGTGCGTCACCGCCAACTTCTTTATAATTCATTACTCTTGCATGGACATCAGCAGGATGTGTAACATAAGCATAGCCACGATAGCGAAGACCACTTGGTACACCATAAGCCTTGACACCATCAATGTCGTCGCCAATGTCCCACTCCATCTCGTCAGTCTTGTATGATCTACCACTAATAGAATCGTAAAGATCATTAGGAGTCATCTCAACACTAACTGTAAGATAGCGGCCATCAAGAGTTTTCTCTACAGCCTCTGGATCCGTAACAAGTCCCTTGACGAGTACCCATCCAAGGCCCTCAAAATCCTCATCAGTCATCATTCCAGACTTGGCAAGCTTCTTCATATAGGGAGCCATAGCAACGTCAGGAGCCTTAAGCATAAGGCCATCCTTGATCATTATAGAGCTAACATTATAGCCAGCTTTAGGGTTGTCTACCCAAGTTCCACCAATGGCACGACCAACTGCACCTACCTCTCTATTCTCAATCTTCTTACCATCAACAATAGCAACTTCCTTATGCATAGGCTTAATAGGAATATTGTAAGGACTGGTAAGTGTAGGAATCGCGTCTTTCAAATCAGATGGCATATAGATAAGATTGTTCTGAGTCGGTCTCATGCCGTGAGTAACCTTTGTAAGAGTTACTAGGCCAACTTTATTCTCTGCAACGCCATCACTAATAAAGTATTTGAAATCAAGAAAGTGAGGGCTCTTCTTATCCCAGACTTCATGGGTAAAATCGCCCTTAACACTATTAACAAAATAGTCTTGAACAATACCTTCTTGTAATAGTCTTTTACTTATCTTCATTAGCCTTCCTTATAATGACTTTGCTATTAGGATGATCAGGTGGTAAGTCATAATACTTACTATCTGAGATTTTTCTATTATCTATTATAGACTGACTACTTTGATTATATACCTGGTATGATTCTTCGCCACTATCCTTTAAAGCATTGAATACACCCCAGTTATAACTTCTCATTCTTTCTGTCTCGTAGATAGTCATCATCCTGTGACCAATCGTCTTAGCAGTATCAGTTATAGTACTACCTTGGCGATTGCGCATTTCAATGTGTAACTTATCTATAAAGAATTTCTGAACCTTTAGCTGGAATTCTATATTACCAGTATGCGTCTCATTCGTTAAGTTAGAAGAGTCGGCGTATTCAGAGTAGCCTTTTATGTAAGCCTTAATACTGTTGTCTTTAAGCATAATAGAGAAACGCTCAAAGGCAGCGTCAACAGTAAACTCAGGATGAATGTCATAGTCAGCCTTCTCTTTTAGATGGCTAACTAGTCCATTTACATCTTCTCTATATTCATCGAAGTCCAAGATACTATTAGTAACTAAACTTCCCGGACCACTTTTAGTACCGTGCTGATTTGTAGGTCTAACAGCATTAGCATTAGCTTTGCCACTAGGCGGCGCTATTGAATTTTTTTTTTAATATCTGCTGGATCTTGTCCAGGGGCAGCTGCTTTCTTTGCCTCAGCACCAGCTCTTAGATCTCTTGCCTTCTGTAAATCACCGGAAGACATTGGAGTCTTATCGCTCTTCGCAGAAGTCTCAGCAAGCGGAGACATTGGATTAGCTCCAAGTCTAAGAAGTTCTTGAGCCTCCGTAACCATCTTATAGTATGAGTGATCCCAGTCATCATCTGTGGAGCTTGACATACCAATACGATCTCTTAGTTCATCATGCGTGATTGCGCTATTCAACCATAGCTGAATTGCAGCATTTTCTTTCTTTATTTGATTTTCAACATCTATTTCTTTGAATCTTAGAATAATTTTATTCTTTGGCTCAAGCCAGTCAAATGAATTATCCTCTGTACTCTCTTGTAAAAGAGGAACAATAAGATTAGCGTAAATTTGTTCCTCAAGAACAAGCTGGTCACTCTTAACAGCATTAATAAGACTACTAGACATAGTGGCTGCAGTTGACCTGTTAGCCGTATCGCCTTCACCAATATCGACTGTTGATAGACCAAGAGCTGCAAGAACACGCTTCTTGAAATAATCAAGATAACCTTCTGCTCTGAGCGAACGACCCTCAGCGCCAATCATCTTAATTTCATGACGCTCAGGAGTAACAAAGAAACCTTCTGGTGGCTGATTATTAATAACCTCAGTAACCATACTAATCTCATCTCTACCATCTGGAAGAATTGTAGCTGGCATTGCATCTGTCCCAATCTTGTATTGGACAATTGGGAAGATACTCTGGTGAAGTAAAACTTCTACGTCAGTTTCGATTCGACGTAAAGCTTTAATATCTTCAATAGCAGCACTACATCTTGGAGTACCAACAATAAAGCCTTCAAGCTTATTAACATGGAAATGTATAATCTCGCTAGGCTCATAGATTGTCGTAGGACGGGTATTCTCTGTCCAGTCCTCTTCGCTGTATTGTCGATACTTTACGGGCTGTTTAAGGTCGTTGACCTTTACCTGTACCATACTGGTAGGAAGTATATGAAGTGAGCTAATTGGGGGTATTTTGCGCCCTTTAGAGTCTGTTCTAGTGTAGCCACCAGATGTCTTGTCATTGCGTTTAACAAGGACGAAACAATTACTATATCTAATAATGTTCTTAGCTATATCAGTTATAAACTGCCTAGGCGTAGTCCGGCTAACGTAGCATACTTCTTTTAGCCGACGCTCTATATACTCTACAAGATCCGGATCCTTGCCCATAACCTCATAGCCCTCTTTCATAAATAAAGAAAGCTTCTTATCAAAGCTAATTTGTAAGTAAGCTTCAATCGTAGCAACCTTATCAATCTCTTTGAAGTCATGCTCTAGCTTCTGCCAGTCGTTCATAAAGTATGGACGAGTGGTTCTATAGTTAAAGACAGGATCTTTTGTCTTCTCTAAATTAGGAGCAGGCATCTTACTCTCAGCATCGTCTATTACCTTAACAGATGATGCAAGATTCTTAAGATTGATAACTTGTGCTTTTAGTTTAAACATTGTCTACATTTGCTCCTAGTGCAATGCGCTTCCAGAACTCCAAGCTTTCGCCTTTGCTTATTATAGATGATTTTGCTCTATCGCAATTAGTTAAGTTAAATCTTTTATCAGTTAAAGGATTATAAAGATAAGCTTGTTGGCCAAGAGCTTTCTCTGCTGAACCTTCAGCGCTAGGATTCCTTGAGATTACCGCTTCGTCATATTTAATATCAGTGATATTCAATCGTTCAGCAAGCTCTGGTATAGTGAAAGGTGTTTCAAGAATTGAAGGACTGCCTGCGCCATTTGGCATCTCCATCTTTATACAAGCATCAATATTTGCATCCTTAAAGCCGCTGAAGATTCCATACAGTAGGCTAATACATGTACCAAGACCTGCAAGCTTAGCGGCCAATTCAACAATCGAATCTCCTTCATCCTTCATAGTAAATTCAATTGCCTTGAGGATAGACTTAACTATATCAGACTGCTCTCCAGCAAATACAGTGAAATCTTCAAGTGCGCCCTTAAACATCTCAAGAGCATCAAGTGCGCCTATACCAAGTAAGGGATTAGTGACTGTAGTCCAGAACTTATCCTTAGTATCTCCGCCTGCCCAGCTTACAACTGTGTCTCTCATTGGAGCAAGTACATCTTCTCCTAATCTAACTTCATTTCCAGTCTCTCCAAAGCCTGCAACAGCTTTACCTTCAGTTATAAGTTTTTGCAATATAAGTTGTCCATTCTCACTCTCTACACTTTCTGCTTTGCCATCAAGCCAATCAGATAGTTCGCTTACTTTAAAGCCATAACTACCAAGAGTATTATCAAAAGACTGAAGATTAGTTATTGAGTTTAATACACAACTTTTATAAGTAGGCAGAGGCCCGACAGAAAGCTGGAGACCAATCTGTAATCCTCCAAGGATAGGCTTAAGCAATCCTTGAAAAAGTAGGTCCTTTAGGAAAGATCCAGCCGCACTAAGACTGAACATTTCTTTCCATGTAAACATGAATAGACCAAGAAAAGATGAAAGAAGAAAAGCTAATTCGATTGGACACAAACTGCCTAGCCTAACAAGACTACAGAGATTTTGCTGTATCAAGTAAGGTAAGTCAAACGCATAATTTATCTTCTTATACATATACTCAATATTGTCTAACGCAAGTTTAGCATCATATTCTATATCTATACCGGCAGAGAAATCTTTTAGTCCATCCCAGGAAAGCTTAAAACACTTCCAGCAATCTTCTATTGTAATAGGATCATACTCAACCTTTCCATTCTTTCCTCTTTTTATCTGAACAGGCTTCTTGCCATTCAGAACATTATCAACATAACTACTTTGCTCATCAAGCTTACCAAGTAAGTCTCTAATATAGCCAGTAGATTGTTTTCCCTTTACTAGTTGCTTCTGTAAAGGAATAAGACTAACTTTTGAGCCTATATTATTCTCAGTAATTAAAACCTCGTCTTCTTCAATGGCACCTGCAAATTCAAGAAGATCTCTTGGAAAACTTACATCTTCATCTACTAGCCTAATTGGTTTTTCTCTTGCCGATGTAATATCGCTAACAAAACTGTCCCATCCCAATTGGATAGCAAGATCTCTTGTGCCTGTAGCTAAAGTCCGTTCAGCTTCTACTTGATTGCCCATTATGGATAACTTCATAGATTCAATTGTAGCTGCTTCTGCCTTTAAAGTAGCATACTTCAAAGCAGCCTGAAGCTCTGGCTCAAATTCTTTATTCAGATTTATAAGAGGATTATTGGTTTTTTTATTATATTTATTAGTCTTCTCAGCTGCCTTTATTGCCCCTATTCGACTTCTTAGTTTCTTAAGTTCATTAATTTCTTTGAATTGCAAAACTCCAAGAGTGTGGTCTGGGAACAGAGACTTTGCCAGCATAACGAATCTAGGATTAGATGTGTCGTACTCGATATAGTAATCAAGATCTTCAAGCTCTTTATCTACTTTATCTAGAGAAGATTCTATCTTTCTCATTAAGTCTGCAGCTCTTTCTCTATTTGATTGCTTTAAGGCTGCAACTTCTTCTGGATCCCAGTTTGTCTTGTTACTACCTGCCTTGTAGACAGGAGTGTCTAATGTTTGATTATAGTTAGACTGTGCATTAATCTTTATTGATATATCCCTCACAAGCTGTTGAAGCTTTTCAGGATCAACATTACCAGAGTCATCAGTTATAGCCGAAGGATTATTTCTTATAGTCTCTTCCAAGACCTCTTCTAGCGTAATGTTTTGGTTAATTACACCTTTTGCTCCGTCAGGAGCTAGCTCTACGTCAAGTCCTATAATCGGAGCAGGATCTCCATCTTTTTTAATTTTTCCAATTTTCATTTTAACCTGTTATTTCAGTAGCTAGAACCTTTAGATTTGCTTCGTTAATATAGTTAGCTCCATGGCCACGAGGAACGTAAGTTCTTAGTGCGAAGTAGCGATAAGATTCAACACCAGCTTCAATGTTAGATATTGCAATTTCATTATTAAAAGGAATATTTTCCCAGACATTATTCTCTGGGAGAGCAGTTTCATTGCGCATTGCTAGCAGTTGATAAACAATACCATTTTGTGAAATTGGACCATTTTCTAGTCCATTGATTACAAGAGTAATAGTAATGTTTTCATAACCTAATTCTAATGGATCATTTACTAGGTAGAACCTAGATATGCTATATGAGCCATCAGTGGTGTCATGAAATGAAGTTATTCTCTTAGTAACGTTATCAACTTCATGGAATTGATTATCGTCTTCTAGAGTAAATAATTTTAAAGCCATAAGTCCTCTATTTAATAGTTCGACCACTTGGTCGTTGGTAATTGTGTCGGGAGTTAAACACTGGAGCTATTGCTTGTCCCATGTTTCCTTTGCCATCTCTAGTAACAATCATATCTCTTTCCCATGCTCTTCTATCAAGGTCACTGTAGTGCTCTGTCTTTTTCTCATAAGGACCAGAGCCATTTTTCCTGCTATCTATAGCAGAGTTCCTTTCATTTTGCAATTGCCTTAGCAACTCTCCACCTGTTAATTTCTTATTATGTGGATCTTGATTCTGTTCGCTTAGAATAGAATGTCCGAGAGTTTCAGTTATTCCAAAATTAGAAACTATTCCTCTAGACATAGCTAAAGGTCCTTCTTCTATTGTAAATGCTACAAGACTTAGCATAAATGCATCAAGTGCGTGATCTCCAATACTTGTATTATCTTGTCCAAATACAGGAGTCCCATTAGGCTGACGAGACTTAATAATATAGTTAAGTAGTTGTTTTCTAAGCAAATCATCTTCAAAAGAAAACCTAATCATCTTATCTTCGAATCTTCTAACTGCATTTTCTACAAGGAATGGTTTAGCAGGATGTTCAATAATTCGCCCACTTGATGGCTCTCGTATTGCAACCTTACTACCAAAGTCATAAGCTTTGATTCTTCTTTGTACATTAAACTCGTAAGTCCCAGCTTTCTGCTGGGAAGACCACATTTTCAATGTCTCCCATTGTGTTGCACCATGACCTTTGTCAACGTAGATATGATGAGGTTGCCAAAAGCTAAGCAATTCAGTTATTTTTTGAAGACCTTGTAGCTGAGTAAAGTTTTGTTTAGGAACATTAACAACTTCCATTACTTGTAATCCAACTTGTGGATGAAATCCAGTAATACATATCCAAGTACCAAAGCTAGTATTCCAGTCAACTCCAAGGCTGTATCTAAAACCCGCAAGGTCTCCTTTCATTTTAGCTTCTCTCATTTGACTATAAGTATAGCCATCCATTGCACTCGCAACCAGTGGAGCAGCAAACACGCCATCTGCGTTGCTAATAAACATAGCCATGACTTCTTGTAACCAGCCATCACTTGTATACTCTCGTCTCATTTCATTGCGAAGACTTTTCCAAGAGATCTTAGCCTGTGCGAAAGGAGTCTCATCAATAACAGCTGTTGGGAAATAAAACTCTTTCCAGTCGGCTGCTTCTTGGCACCATTCATAAAACTTACTACGAAGACCACTAGGGGTAGAGGCAGCTCTAATTAGACAATCACCATGGGACTGGGCGATTGGAAGGATTGTAGTAAAGTCCTTCTCAGTCATGTAATCAACCTCATCAAGGATGATAACATGAGCGTCCTGGCCTCTTACTGCGCTAGCGCCATTGCTGCCAGTAGTAAACCCAGAAATAATTGCACCATTATCCAATCTTAACTGATGATAAGGTGATTGCTTATATCTAAATTCTTTTCTTAAACTAGCATTACTATTAAGCAATTCAAGTATTCTATTAAATATTGCAGTTACCTGAGAATCAAAAGGACAACAAACAAGAATCTTAATCCCATTAACTTTCTCTTTAATGTCTTCATCAAAATATTCTCTAATTCTAGTAAATGCATGAAATAGTATTTCAATAGCAAGAGCATCCGACTTACCAGAACGCCGCCCAAATCGATAAACTTTCTTTTTGCTTTGACATCTAAGTGCAATCTCTTGATGTGCTCTTGGTTTCCAGTTGAACATTTTACTAGCAAATGTGACCGGATCAGTGTTAATAACTAAAGCATCTTTCTCTTCAGCAGAAAGCTCACTGGCAAAGTCAGAATACTGTTCAAGATAATCTTTAGGAATAAGAGGACAACTAATTTGGAAAGCATGAGTTGGAAAAGCTTTAGGATCTGCTTTTATTTTTCTTTTACTTTCAATAGGATGCGTAGGATAGTCTTTCTTATACTTCTCTATATGTGAGACTTGGCAGTTCTCACATCCTACTGAACATGCTGCTCCTGTTTTTGTTTTAGTTCTAAGTCCATAGGTATCTATGTACTCTTGAATTATGCTGTTTTGGATCTTACTCCAATAGTCAACATAGGAAACATCTATGCTCTCGGTGTCGACCTTCTTGTAAAGATCAGATAAATTTAAGATTTTTTCTTTCATGCTATTCTTATTTTTTAAATTTCTATTATTAATAAGATAGCATTGGAGCCGTACTGTGTATTGATGTTGAGTTAGCATATCTGCTTTTCGGAGCTGTAATCATATAGGATTCATTGCCCATAGATCTCATTGCATTGAATCGTGAATTCTCCATAGCATGAATGCTTCGCTGTCTAATTGTATTACCCATAGAGCTACTCATTCCTGCGCTTGGCCCACTCTTCCATGAGGGTCCTTGCATCTGTCTTTGTCTTAGATAGTTATTTCCTTGATTTCGTACGTCAAAGATTTTATATGTTGCATAGGCAGCAGCGGCAATAGCGCCGCCAGCAATAAGAGTAGTAACAGGATTAAGTAGAGCGGCAGCAACTACCTTATTCATTATCCAGCCAGCAACTATGCCTTTGCCAGCACCAGCAATGCCTCCAAACACTCCACCCTTCTTGTAACCTTGCCTGAAGTCGGCAATCGCTGTTGCACCCATAAGAACTGGAGCTACCAATGTACCAGCACCTCCAAGTTTAGTTAGCATTTTATTTATAAATCCATCTGATCCACCACCAAGACCATTGTAAAGACTCCGCCTAATACCCGTCATTGTTTTCATAATTCCAGTAGAACTTTGGAATGAGTCTTCAATGTGTTTTCCCCAACCAGCAGTAGCTGCCTGAACTGTCTTTGCGGTTGTCCAAGTAACTCGACCTGCATCATCCATCAAAGGATGTGCATATCCAGTTCCACCTCTAATAGTAGTTCCAAAAAAAGTATCCATGTAAGAACTCGGCTTTCCGTCTGCTCCGTATGCCGTAACACGCCTATTAAGACCAAGGTCATTCGCAATAGATCCAATACCGGCTACAAAGCCCCTAGTGGTTAAGTCCAATTCTCTATCAACCAGAGAGCTATTGTATGCCATACCTCTTAGCATTCCATTAGTTCTTGATCCTTTGGTAGCTTTCCCTGCTGCAGCAGCTCCAGAGCCACCACCTGCCCTAGCAGCTTTTGCAGCTCGTGCCTGTTTAGCTTCTTCTACTTGGGCCTGATAGGCCGCACTAGGAGATAATGGTGCTGCGCCTGGTGAACCTGCTGGAGCATTAGCCCCGCCAACTGGACCAGCTCCTGCCGCAGGAGAAGAAGGAAACGCAGCTGCACCAGTTGCACCTCCTGTTTTTCCAGCTCCTCTACGCTTACGCACTGCTGCACCTGGAGCCACCTTAGCTCCATTATTAGCAACTCCATTTGTTGCTTCGCCAAATACTCTGTCAACACTTCTATCAAGATTTGGATCAACGCCTCTAGCACCTCTTGCTGCTTGACCTCTTGTGGTTCCAGGGCCATCCTCTCCGCCTTGATGTCCGAAGGCAGGAGGTGACATATTTGCGGCAGATCTTGCGGCTTGGGCTCCAGTAGTTGGACCAGCTTGGTTGCTACCAGGAGTGCTAGTAGTACCTAAGTTGTTTGCGCCTTCAGGGAGACTACTTTTTCTTGCTGCTGCTGCGCCGGTCTCAATAGGTACACTTGCAGTATTCGCAACTTTTTGTGCGGCTTCAGCAGGAGAGTCTGATATTTTAGGTACAGTAGAGCCAGGTTGCTCTGCAAGAGTTCCAGCCGCTTTACCATCCTTAATAACATTTCCACCTTCAGCTCTGGCTTTTAATTTCTCGGCCATAGCTCGATGTCTAGGGTTATCAGAATTAGCCAACTGCTCATATTTCTTTTTTGCCTGCGCACGCTGTCTTTCTTCTATCTCGGCTTGTTGTTTATCTACATATTCTTGTGATCCTAGCTCCCCAGGCTTAGGGCGCTTTGGTATTCTGTCTTCAGGAACAGCGCCCATATCAAATTTACCTGGACCATCATCTGCAGCTTGAGCAGCAGAACTAGCAGGGGCGGATGTCGTAGGTACAGACTCAGTACTAGCAAGTTTTTGCGCGGCTTGAGCAGGAGCATCAGCTGCTTGTGGAATCTTAGCTCCGGCAGGTGTTGCTGCCTTAGCCTGCTCCATCAGTGATTTGTCTATCGCTGCCCCTTCATTGGCCCGAGTCTGCATATACTCAGGACGCTCCATTGTTGCTTTATTCTCCGGAGACGGATCATTAATCATTTTATTATGAGCACTAAGATATTCCTCTACGCTAACAGGCTGTGGAATAGGAGCGCCACTCGATGCAGCCTGTGCAACTTTCTCAGCACCCTGAGCAAGCTTAGCAGGAGCCGCAGGGGCATTACCCGCGCTCCTCTGATCATTGAAATATCGGAGACGAGCTTCATTCTCAAGGTCACGCCCAGCAAGATGTTCTGCCATTCCATACATCTCTTCAACCTGTTTTCTAGAATGATACGCTGGACTCGCCGGGTTATCACCCTGAGCTGGTGTGCCTGGCATCTCAGGCTCAGGTATTTCATATCCCATTCCTGTTAAAGCCTGCCTAACAGGAGTGGGAATAAAACCCTTTCCGCCTTTTGCTCGAAGTTTTGTAGGGTCGGCAGATGGCTCCGGCGGCTTTGCTACGTCTGCTAAATAGTCTCTAACTGTTCTTTGCCAAGTATTATGCTGTTGAGGAACACGCTGTGGCTGTTTTGCTCTTTGTCCTAAAACTTCGGCTTTCTTTTCTTCTAGAGTTTTAGTCTCAATAGGGGCAGGGACTGGATCAGGGGCTGGCGGTGGAGAATCAACTACAGAGGAAGCAGAAGAGGAGGCAGAAGAAACTCCTGGACTATTACCTACAGCAGCTTCAGCATGATGAGGTCGCGCAACAGTTCCATCCGGATTTAACGCAGGCAGACTAGGAAGATCATATCCCATGTCACGTGCAGCCTTTGCGTGCCTGGCTTGGTGTTGCTCCCATCCCTCTTTGTCCATCCAGTTTACCGCATGATCTGTATCTAAATCATCATTAATAACACTTCTAACCGATCCTGTTTCTGGGTTTTGATAATGTGCTCGAGTCCCTTGTCCGTATCCTAGTCTTCGGCTAGGAGACATTCCTCCTAAAGTTTGATTTACCATATCCGCTTCACTTGATTCAAATCCAACCAAATTGTGACCAGATTTGGTCATAATTTCATGCATTTGATCAAAATAACTTCTATTGTCACCTCCTACTGACTGACCTATTTCTAATGCCTGCTTATCATAAACATTAAAAGTTTCTTCCGCTTCAGGAGGAATATTAAAGAGCGACGGAGACTGTAAACTCTTTCTTCTTAACGCCATAATTAACCTCTTCTTAATGCACTAAGAGCAAGTGTTAGATTACCAGTGTCATTATACTGACCGGGTCTTGATCTGCTTTGAACTGGTCTCATACTCGGATTTGAATAGTACATTTCTTCGGCGTCAGCTAGTCCAAGCTGAGATGGATCACTCATTCTAATCTTATTACTTGCATCTGCGTCCATCTGAGCCTTAGCACTTACTGCAGGATCTCTCATTTGTAAAGCATTCATTGGGTGACCAGGTCCACCACCATAACTAGTAGCTCCCATTGCTCCAAACATTGCGGCTCCACCAACAGTGGTTGTTACGCCTGCAGCTATAATATTCCTTGCAATAGCGCCATCTCCAAACTGAGCATCTAAGGTACTGCGGATTCCATATTCACCTGTTGCTTGACCTTCACTCAAGAATGGATTTTGAATCTGAGGCCCTCTTAAACTCATTCCTGCTGAGACCTGACTTGTCTTTTCATTTGGCTGTAAAATATGTTCTTTATAATTATGAACAGCTTGCTTTGCCATAAGTATAGGGGTACCTGCGAGTGCCCCTACTGCAGTTGCTGCAATAACACCAGCATCAACTATACCTCTAGCAGAGTTCACGCTATCGCTAACTCTTTGTGGAGTCATATGATCTGGCAAGTGCATCATACTATCAGCAGTATTATTCCTAATTTTTTCTCTCTGCTTATTAAGCTGCTCTATCTGAATTCTGGATTGAACTCTTGGCGCATTTGCATTAGAAGCTGCTGTTGCTGCAGTTACTGTAGCACTTGGAGGAGGAGGAGCGGGTGCTGCTGGCGCAGCCGCTGGCGCTGCCGAAGCTGGATTACGCGCTGCTGCGGGGGTACCTGCTGGAAAAGATGAAGGAGCGGCTGTTGCAGAAGCAGCAGGAGCAGGTGTTGGGGTTGTCATTGAACCGGGTCTAAAGTTCGCAGGAGGAGCACTAACAGTACGGCGAGTCGGAGTTGCCCCTGCAGCTGCAGCTGGAGCTGCGGTTGCCGCAGCAGGTGCAGTCGCGGTTGGAGCAGAAGCTGCAGCAGCAGCCCTTTTCTTCGTAGCCTCTGCCGCCTCTCTTTCTACTTGTCTTATCTTGCCCGAAACAGCTTCTTCAGCTTTTATTCCTTTATCAGTTCTAAGGGCCGCAACATAACCACTACTTTCGTCAAAAGCACCAGTTACTCTATTTGATATCCCTCCCATGCTAGTAGTGCCAGATGCTCCTGCTGTTGAACCAAATCCTTTTGTAAAAGCTTCAGTTAAACTTATTGGGCCAGGCAATAGAGACTTCTGATACTCCGACATATTCATCTTGCCAATGCCAACTAAAGCTCTCTCGCCTGCAATACCTGCAGCTGCGTAGCCAGCTCCTTTAGCGGCTCCTTCACCTGCAGCTTTCATACGTGCAATAAAAGGTGTCTCTTTTAATAGAGGATCTTTTTCTTTTGATGAGTCGTAATTATAAAATCCTTCAGCACCACCAATTGCTGCTCCAATAGCAGGACCAACAGCCCAGTCAATCAATCTACTAGGATCTTTAAGTTTCTTTATGTCATCAACTGTATCTCCTCCACCTGTTACTATATTAGCCATCCTTTCTGGTGGTCCTGGCATCTTCTTCGCTGCCTGTGCTCCAGTTGTAGGGCCTGCACTTGGTGCGGCTCCAGGTGTTGCTACACTTGGATCTGGCGCAGCTGGGTTCACTCCTGGAGCAGGGGCAGCTTGTCGAGTGCCAGGCAACATTGCAGCATCTTGGGGTCGAGTGCCAGGCAACATCGGAACATCTTTAGGTTTGCTTACTGGTAAGTCAGCATCTACTTCTGCACTAGCAAAAGATTCAGCAGACGTTGGTCTAGTAGCCCCAGGAACTTGCCCAGAAAAAAGAGAGTCTCCAGATTGAACTGCTCCTGGTCCTGTTGCTCCTTTTCTGCCTGGAAGATCTAATATATCCTCTCCCGCAGCAGCTCCTCCAACTTCAGTTGGTCTAGTGACACCAGGCACTTGTCCTGAGAAAAGAGAGTCTCCAGATTGCATTCCCCCTGCGGCTGATTTTCCTTTACGCGCTGGAAAATCTGAAACTTCATCCGCAGCACCAGACATTTTTCCAGGGAAAATATGATCTGTAGACTGCATTGCTGCTGGCGATTTTCCTTTACGCATAGGAAGATCAACATCTGCAGAATCATATAGTGCTTGCTCATTCGCATTGGGACCTAAAGTTGCTTCTTTGGCTGTTCTTACAGGCGCACTAGCTGCGGCTTGTTTTTCCCTTTCTATTTTTTCCCTTCTACCAGCACCTCTATTCTTTTTTCGACTTACAGAAGCTACTTGTTTTTCTGTTGTTGCGGCCGCCCTTGAAGCAGCAGGGGCAGCTCTTCCAGCATCTCCAATTAAAGCTCCAGCTAAATTAGAAGCTGCACTTGCCCCGACTGGAGTAGCTCCTTGCACTACTTGAGCCGCACCTCCAGCAGCAGAACTAGCGGCTGCTCCTCCTGCTTTAGACAATCCAAGACGTCGAGCTAAGCCACCAAGGCCGGCCCTTACAGGGGCGCTAGTTACACCTCCTACAACCGCACCTGCTACACTCCCAACCCCAGGAATAGCAGAGCCAATCATAGCTCCAGTTGCTGCTCCATTGAAGACACCGAGACCAGCACTTGCAGCAGCCCGACCCGCGCCTCCGGTTGCCGCTCCTCGTGCAGCTCCACCAGCTTTACCAATGGCAGATCCAGCTTTCCCTAGGATTTTACTTATAAGAGATAACATTATCTACGCTCCCTGCCTCTTCCTCGGTTTTTTTGCATGCTATTTGCTAGCGCCATCTGTTGCATATCTGCCATCAATGCTTTATGATTACCTCTTCCAATGCTACTGCCTGCAGCATTTAAAAAATCTTCTTGTGTTGTATCAATTATACTATTTAAAGAATGAGCCATCTCCATTGGTTCTCTCATCTTTTCAACTTGTTCAGTAGTTGTGCCAGGACTTCTATCAAAGTTAAATTTATAAGCATTAGTCGGTGTCATTTTATTCCAACCAGTTCTGTCTCTACCTTCAATCCCGCTTTGTGCACCATAGTAGAATGGTTCACTCCACATTCCTCTGTTGCCAGCTCTTGCTCTATTCTCAGCTCGATTATAATCTTTCTGGCTAATTAAGTCTTCAAATGGAGTTTCACGATAAAGCACTGAACCAAGTCCTTGCTCAACCATCTGGTGAGAATAGTTAATTCCTGACTCATCAACAACAAGACCAACGGCGCGACCATACGTCTGTTTTGGTCCAATAGCAACATAAGCTCCTTCTCTAGAGCTAAGCACGTTGCTTAAGTACTGTTTACCCTGAGCAGAGTAAGGCATATTACCTGGTCCATTACCACCACCATGCGAAGTTTCCGGTGTGTCAATGCCTGCAACACGGATACTTCCTAGCTTTTTTCTACCCATACCAAGAAAGCCTTTTGACAAGACTTCAACAGTGTCACCGTCACCAATCGCATAATCAACTTTACTAGAGTCTAGTGCAGTTAGTACTGCGCCATTTGGATTGATATGTTGTATATCTCCAAGATAAGGAGTAGAAACATCAAGAAGATTGCCACCAGATTTGTGATGTCCCTGTTCAAGGATTGTTTTTTCCTCGCCTGTCATTTTAAGAATGTCACCTGTAGTTGCTTTCCAACTTGGACCATCTACCATATAGCCAGCACCTACAGCTCCAGCAACTGCTCCTACTGCTCCAGCAACAGCCAATGGCCTACCAGCAACACGGGTAAACATTCTTGCAAAGTCTGCATCTACATTAAAAGTCTGCTGGACTATTGCATTTGGCAAATTAGATATAGAACTTAAGCTTATATCGTTTAAAGAGCGACGGCCCGAGAAGACATCACTAACAGTTCTTGCGCCTTCGGTTACAAAGTCTCGTGTCGGAGTTATAATGTCTTCCTTGCCTAGTCTTGCAACTTCTGCAACTCTACCTCTTACTTGTTCATGAATAGATGCATCCATTGCTTTCTTACCATGTTCCATCTGGAAGCGCAAAGTATCTGTCATTTCTTGTCGATTATTAAACATTCCCATTAAAGTACGGAATTGGTCAATCATTCCAGGAGCAGTTCTACCAGTTGACTGTATACCTCTTGTCTCCGCATACTGACCAACTAGCCATTCTTTCGTTGCTGCATTTGCCTCATCTGCCGTTGCTCCTGCTGCAAGATGGCTTTGATGTTGCTCTCTAATTCTATCTGTCAACTCATAGTCATGAGTAGTATAGCTCATGTATAAACTTCTACTGTCAGGAGTTGTAAGCTCATGGCGCTTTTGTCCTGTCTGTCTTCCTAGAGAGAAAGGCTCATGTCCAGTTTCAAACCAGGTGACATCCTGTGCTGGAATTGTTATATCTTGAGCTGGAATAAGAGCATTCGAACCTTGAACCTGATACATTCGGCCAGATGGAGTTTGTATACTAGCACGTGTTTGGTAAGTAGTACCATTGTATTCGATAGTTGTACCTTCTCTTAACTGAGGGCTGTTTGCTTCTAGTTGTCTCGCGGGCATTGTCTCTGTTAATCCCGCTCCTCTCTGGTCATATAGAGTATTGCCTACTCCTAGTGCATGGTCTACAGTCTCATTTATTCTTAATAGTTCTTTGGTAATGTTATATTGCTTGTTTACCTCAGCAATACTTCCAGTAAATTGGAGATTACCTAACGCAGCAGGAGCATTAAATACTTGACCTGCTTCAGTTGTTCTTTGAATAGGATGGTTAACACTTACTTCAGTCTCTCTAATAATTTTTCCTAAATCAAACCAGGTCTTTCTCTTAGGATCAAGCAAGACTCTTATCGCAGAAAACATTCCCTTTACCTGGTCACCAACGGCAGCAGATCCAGTTGCTTTAGTCATGTTATAGACATCAGAAGTCGCGTCACCTAACTTACCTTCTGTCATGATTCTAGCCTGCTGTAAAACGTCAGAGAAAGCTAAGTGACTTTCTGATTCGCCCAAAGCAGTTCTAGTCGCCCAGTCAATAGCTGTACCTGAGAAGATATCTTGGCTATGAGGAATATAGTCAAGTTGCATTAGCCCAGAGAATAACATCTTAGTCAAGTTCTGCTGGTCATAAGTTTTTAATCCGCCGCCAAGGCGACGCATAAACTCAGGAAAAAGATTTATCATCTCATTGCTTCTTCCTTTGTTCTGCAAAGTCTTAAACTGGTCTACAAAGTAATAATTATTCTCATCTAAGATATTAAGCTTATACTTACTTTTCCAAGTCGCTTGATACATATCTCTTATATCTTTGTGCCCTTTTAGTTCTCCGCCAAAAGCAGCAACAATATCTGGATCATTATTCAGGAAGAACTTATCCTTCTCAGCCTGTGTCATTTGATCTCTGCCAATAACAAAGTTGACAGCTCTGTCATCTACTCCTACCTCTGCATCCTCAACAAAGAAATTCTGCAGCTTACCTACTCGAAAAGATTCGAATGAAATATTAGCTGCAGTTAAATTCTTATTCTCATCTGCGGCCCTCTTCATAAAAATAGTTGACCACTTAGTCGCTTCTCTCTGACTATATAGTCTTCTGCCATCTTGCAATGAAATAAAACCATGCTGTTCAAGATTTGCTCTAATAGAAGCCATATTAGCATCAGAGATTCTACGAGCCATAGGATCATTAGGATCTGCGGCTGACGGATCTACTTCATCTGCATACTCTCGATAAAAGTCTCCGATAGTATAGCCTTCAGTATGCAAGCCCCAACCACCAAAAGTCTCTTGGAAAGCCTGAGCACTCCTTGGTAAGTGTGTAGTCATATTGTAAGTAGGTGTGCGTACAGCTCCATTAGCAGCAGTTCTAGCATCATCTCTGAGAACTGCTTCAGGCAGCATCTGCATGCTTAGCATTCCTCGCTCTAATTGCTCACGAGGAGTTAATCTGGCTATCTCTTCCTGGTAAGCTCTAATCTCATCAGGAGTCATTTGACTCATATTTGGAATACGAGATATATCTGCCATAGCCATCTGAACAATCGGGGCATTCTTGCCAAGGCCGCCGGTCTCAATGTCTATAACTACAGTATTCTGTATCATTTCATTAACAGAGAAACTATATCCACTAGCAGAAAGCATTGCAGTCTTCATACTTCTAAGTACGTTACTTGCACTTCCCCCATATTCCATATTAGTTGCATTAGCAGCATACTCAGTTGTAAAGATAGATATTTGTTTACCCATCTCCTTTAAAGCATCCGTAGATTCTTTAAGGATATTATCAGTAAAGTTTAAAATATCATTTGTATCTTTCTGACCAATCAACCTACTTAATGTACTTTCTATAATCTTACGAGGTTTAACAACCTTATTCAGCGACTTAGCTACGTCGCCAGTAAACCTAGCAGTACCCTTCATAATAGCAGTACTAGCAGTGAAAATACCGCGAACACTAGCATCTACAGTACTTAAGTAGGTATTAGCATTAGCATGCTTTCCATACAAAGCACTTGCTGCTTTGATAGGATCCATGTCGGGATTCAAAATGTAGTCTCTTGCGGCTCTTACTCGCGGACTAAATTGTGCCATTTAAATCCCTTAAAGTACAAATAGTTAAAAGCTAATCATCTTCGTAATCAAAAGGATCACTATCTTTATTATCTCTTATTAAACTATTAATCTTACTTAATGCAGCAGACATTTTTGTCATTGTTGAACTAACACTCTCAACCTTAGTAGACTCCATCTTAGCCCTCGCATTTAACTTAGCTTCTGGAGTACTTAAAAGTTCCTTCATCAATTGACTACGCATCTTCTGAAAGCGTTCCTTCAACGCAAAAGCAGGATGTTCTTTCATCGCAGTCTTAACAGGATTACCATGTAAGTCGCTACTTAGCACGGCCTCCTGCATTAAGTCTCTACCCTCGCCAAGGCTGTCACCTTGAGATAACAGCATATTAACCCGGATCTCATAGATATCTAGTTCAGCAAGCTTGGTAGCCAAGCTAATAACACTAGGGGTAATGTTATTCATATCTCTAAAGTTCTCACTGCAGTATTGCTTAACCTTAACCTGAAGAATACTAGCTTCTACCGGGCAAGGTTGCAGTACTGGGAATTTACTAGAGGCAAGATCAATACTTCCATTGTCCTTCTTAACAGCAAACCAACATGAGCTGCGAATGGGGCAACTCTCATATCCTTTACAGATAAGAGGCACACTAGCATAAGTACCATGTTTAACGGCGGCAAGATGCGACCTCATTCTAGCGGCACTCTGAGGTGTTATATGCAAGTCCTTATATAGATCAGGATCACTACCAAGAAAAGTCCCAAGACTACTGCTAGAGAAGAAAGCATTAACATCTATAGTATTAGGATCACTGGCGTCTAAAGCACTTTGAAAAGCATCTTTAAGAGAGATAGAAGTAGAAGAAGTATGATCAAGGGGCTCAGCTCTTTCCAGTAATGTTTCATCGTTATCTAAAAGCTCCCCAACTCTATCAAGTAGTATTTGTGTACTGGCCTCCACGCCGCCAAGACCATTAGTATTATGATTGCCAGAGACGAGACTAGAGTCCTTTAAGAGACTAGCAGTCTTAGTAAAGGACTTATCCTCACTGATAGCAAGACCCCTAGTAGGAAGGCCCTTTGCGCTCTCTATAACATTAACATTTTCTTCTTCAGAAAGAGCTTGCAAGTCAAAAGGCATCTCCTCTTCCCTACTTGAAAACTCTAAGCTATTCTTAAGAGTATAAGGATCTATAACTTGTCCAGAGATAGTTCCAGTATAAGTAGGTTGAGCTAGTCTCTCTGCATTCTTATATGGGTTATCAACTCCCCGCCCAGCACTATTATCGTGTGAAGACCTAGGCTTCTTATTATTAGCCTTATTAATGTCGTTATAGTGTGCCAAAACAGAGTACTTCTTACTAGTAATCAAACTAAGTTTAAACTTTATTAACTTGATACCATAAGGGACGCTATATAGGGAAAAGGAAAAAACCTTAAATATTATTTAAGGAAAGACCTTATATGTATAAGGAAAAGTCCTATATATAGTATAGGGGAAAACCTCTATATATATTTTGAGAAAACACTTAGTGGGAAAGCTAGGGGAAAAGGGGGTATAGGTCTGAAAAGGGGACGTAGACTTGCCTAAAGAACTCTATATAGGCTTATATATTTATATATATTTTTTTTGGAAAAGAGCAATCTAAAGACAGGCTATATATCTGGATATATATAATTAATATATTTTTTTTCGGAAAAGAGTGGGTACTCTATATAGCCCGCCTGGTAAAGATGTGTACCCCCTATTCGTTTTAGCCCACCCCCTTTGGATCGACCGCCTGTACCGTTATGGGCTAGTGTGTGGGCAATTCCGCCCTTTGTCTTGGAGTCAATCATGTCGAACAACGTTATCGTGTCCGCTCTCCTCGTCAACGCTTCATCGGTTGAGGGTATTTATACCTATTCAACCAATGAGGCACCCACCGCCGGGATGATCTCTCGGTACTTCCACGAGCAGGTCGCTGCAGTGGAGCGTGATGTTCTTGAGATCCAGGCGGTGGGCCTCAAGACTTGCGTCTGGAGGACTGGCATCAACGCCTGTGCTCAGAACATCACGACGGATCAAGCAATGGAACGCTTGGTCCGGGCTCAACAGGCTCACGCATCTTTCACTCTCTGGCTTAACAACCAGTGGGATGTCTTTGCTAAGTTTGTTGAGTCGGACCTTACCCCGCCTATGTCGCAGGGTGAGATTCAGTTCCTCAGCGGGCCGCTTAATCGGCTCGAACGCTCCATTGAGGCGACCTTTGAGTGGGTTGCCAAAACGGAGTATCAACACCAGGCTATGCGCAGCCTGATGTCAATCAATACCTACATCAAGTAGGTACTAGGATCAATGACCTATCGAGAGATGGGTCATTTTTTCTCCTATACTTAAATAGTATGGGATAGTATGTGGGTAATTTCACCCTTCATGGAGATAGACAATGAGAATCAATGTCGCGTCTAATGAGTACCTGGCAAAGAAGTTCCTTCAAGAGATTGCTTCGGCAGTCTCCCGCAAGGAGCTTGATGTCATCGACCGCAGCATGGACAAGCACACCCGCCATAGCACCCTGACCTGGGGTACGTGGAACAGCCTGTCCGTCGTGTGGTCACAGAGATACTTCTCTCTGTAGCCTGATTGAGTGACCCATCGCAAGGTGGGTCATTCTTTCTTACATACACAAATAGTATGACTTAACTTGTGGCACGTTACCTATAATTCATAGGAACGATTTCAACCAGGAGGTTTGCCATGTTGAACGTTATTCTTGTCGCTTTGATGGCTCTTTGCTTCGTCGTCGGCCTTGTTACTCTTTTCTTCCCCTTCGGGAAGGAGAGCGTCAAGACTGTCAACGTTGCTCCTGCCGTCAAGTCTGCTGCCCAGGTCTCCCTTGAGGAGATTAGGGATCAGGCTCGCAAGGCTACTGCAGAGGATATCCAGGTGTTCGTCGCTTGGTTTGAGGGGTTCCACGGCTACAACCGTGAGATCCCGTCCTCTATCCGCTACCAGCACATGCTGGAGTGGAGGGAAATCACGGATAAGCTCCACAAGGAGCTTCCGGCTGACCTGGTTCAACCCTGGTTCAGCATTGTTCACAACTGGCGTTAGAGATTAGCTCTGGCTCGCTGTAATGGCGAGCTATCTTTTCTAAGATACTCAAATAGTATTATGGGTTAACATGTGGGAGTTGGTAATCTTACTAGCTTCAAGTCCTGGGAATTGTCTCGGGCAGGGTGAAATTCCCTTCCAACCAACGGAGGATAAGATGAACAAGAGCATGATCCAGATGAGCGAGATTGCGGAGACCTGCTGGGCAACCTTCAATGATTCTGTTGACAACAACGGTATCAAAGAGGGTTCCCATGAGGAGCTTCGGAACACGCTTAGCACGATCAAGGTCGAGATCTCCCGCCTCAAGGACATCGAGGCCAAGGACGGTTCCTCCTGGGACCTGGACAAGGAGATGAACGCGAGCTGGCAGCTGGTTCGCGCCATCGAGAACGCCTTCATTAAGGCGATGTACAAGTAGTAACTAGAGCTCACGCTCTGGTCAAGCTCTGGCCCCTTCGGGGGCTATCTTTTCTAACATACTAACAGAGTACTACTATGAGTTAACATTTGGCACACTACCTATATTTCATAGGAGTGATTTCAACCTGGAGGTTTGCCATGGATAAGTTGAAGATTGAGATTCGGAACTGCAATTCCCTCATTTCCGTCAACCTTCTCGCGGATGATGTCCGTTTCCACAGCCAGTACGGCTGGGGCAACAGCTACTGCCGGGATATGGAAGAGAGGCGCGAGGAGATCAAGCGTGAGTGCGCCCGTCGCGGCTTCTTCAATCCTGCTGGGCGTAATCCCTGGCATTGATTGATTGAGAGCTTGATCCTTTGAGCCCTTGAGTCAGCTTGTATTAGCTTAGGTGGCCTGTCCGAGAGGATGGGCCATCTTTTCTTATATACTTAAATAGTATGAGCTAAAGTGTGGAGGTTCAAATTTTCTATGAACTTCAAATCCTGAGAGTGTTCTCGGGTGGGGTGAAATTCCCTTCCTTTTCAATGGAGGATAAGATGATGATCACGACCGAGATGCAGTTGCTTGAGGTTGAGACCATGGTGAACGGTGTTGTCATTGACACCACTCCCCACCCCGGCCGTGGGTGGAAGAATCTTGTGGCCTTTGGGCTGCAGCACCACGGCATCGAGGGTGGCACCCCTGTGCGCCTTCGACTGTTGATTCGGTTCAGCGTGTTTGGCACTGAGGTGCTCCATCATGTTGAGCAGGATTTCAACTGGTAATAACTGGTTGATGGACTAGAGGATTGCCCCACTTTGGCTTATGCTAGGGTGGGGTATTTCTTCTCTAATACTTACAGAGTTCTGCTATGAGTTAATATATGGCAGATTCTACCCCCTGCCCAGTGCGCCACACTGCAACCTTCAAGGAGGATAAAATGAGCAACAACACCAACGAGACGACCCCCAAGACAGAGGAGGATCGTCTTCTCGACTGGCTGTCTCAGGCTGCGGCCTGGACTGCCTTCGAGAACCGCGGGAGCAGATGCGGCTACCAGGTCGCACGTGGCGTTTACAGCGCCATGACCAGCTCGCCCCCGGAATACCGGCTCTTCGCGAGCATCCACAAGGCGACTGGGTTCAATCGTCGCGCTCTCTACCTGTACGTTCCGTTCAGGTAAAGAGCAACGGCTCACCTTAGGGTGGGCAAGGGAACATGGCCCGTCTTTGGACGGGTCATTTTTTCTAAGATACTTAAATAGTATGACTTAGAAGGTGACATGACATGGCGTAAACTGCAGATTCGCAGAGCGCTAACCTAACGTAAAGGAGGTTTGTTATGGACTCGATGATGTGGTTGCGATTGATTTTCGCCGTCATTCTTCTCGGGGGTGCAGGAACGGGTTTCATGATCCTGTTCTGCGGGCTTGTTGACGAGGAAACTCGTCAGCAGGCTCGCAAGATTCGCGCCTCTGTCCGTGCTGCCCGTAAAAAGGCAAGCGAGGCTCGGAAGAAGGCCGCCAAGAAGAAGTGGCATAACAAGCGGGACTACTGGTTCCGCGAGTTTGGGTGCTGCCCTTCGCAGGGCAACAGCAAGGCCATCACGGACCACTTGGCTAACAAGCCTTAGGTCCACAATCAGGGAAGCTCTGGCTCACCGCAAGGTGGGCTATCTTTTCTACTGTACTTAAATAGTTCAAGTAGTGTGGGTTAAAGTGTGGTGATATAGCCCCGCATTTCGTTGGGGAATATTACTAGAAAGGAGTCTGTCATGGTTAAGGTTCTCTGGAACATTGTCCGCGTCTTCGTTCACCTCTTGAATATGTTCTTCGCTGGTTGCCTCATGGACAACTGGCTTCGGGTCGCCGGCCCCGAGAACCTGTTCAACGCTCTCGGCACGTTCGCAACGATCGTGCTGATCGGCATGGCCATCGTGTCCTCGCTGTTTTGGCAGTATGGATTCGATGACTAGAGGATGAGGTAGACTGCATCATCGAGTGGCTCGCTTAGGCGGGCTATTCTTTGAACAATACTTAAACAGTCCTATGGGCTAAACGGTGAGATGGGTAATGTCACCCAAACCGAAAGGAGATCTCATGGATAAGTTGAAGATCGCGTTGCTTGCCTCGCTCCTCACCGCTTGCTCCAGCAACAACACGCTCCCCGTGCCGACCACCGGTACGATCGAGCCGAAGGTTGCTGGGTACTGCGTTGAGGACGAGCTTGTTGAGATCGACTGCAGCCTTAGCGGGGAAACCCGTTGGCGGTGGTGGATTGTAGACTTCTCTGCGACTCACCCACACCCGATGAGTGACGTGCCTAACGGCACGCCACTCCCGGTATGCGGCGACAAGTAGAGAGCAACCCGACGAAAGCCCCGTAAGGGGTAAGTAATCGACAATACATAAATAGTTGTACTGCTATGAGTTAATCTTTGGCCAGCTTTGGGATAATGTCGTCCCCACTCGTAAAGGAGTTAGCCATGGACAAGATTCTTGTCAAGATCCTCGCCCTGTTTCAGATCGAGCTCATCGTCCTCCTCACGGAGGAAGAGGAGTTTGCCTGGGAAAGCGACATCGCCGACGCCCTTTGGGGCTGTGACTGCCTCGCGTGCCGCCAGTCGGTGCGTCGTGGTGGTTGGCTTGCTGACCGCAGCGAGTAACTAGAGCGATTGAGGATAGATAGGATGGCTCACCCTGAGGAGGTGGGCTATCTTTTCTAGGATACACAAATAGTAGTATGGGCTAGGCTGTGGGCATACATAGCTTTACACTTCGTAAAGAATGATGCCAAACTGGAGAATGTCATGAAGAATGCAATCGCTACCGCCAGCTTCCTCCTCGCAACCTGCACCCTCGGCTGGAGCTTTGGCTCTGGCGTGATGGAGCCGGTCTGCGCGGGTCTTCTGATCCTGTCCTGGATCGGCATCTCGTGGAGCTGCATGCAGGACTAAGAGCTGAGGTTGAGGTAGATGAAAGCCCCACTGCAAGGTGGGGTAAGTAATCTATAGTACTTAAATAGTCCTACTATGAACTAGAAGATGGCAGATTCTACCCCCTGCCACGGTGCGCCACACCGCCTTTCCAATGGAGGAAACCATGTGCAAGAAGATCAATGATGTGACGGATAGCGCGCTCCTTATCTCCTTCCCCCCCACCCTTCCCGTCTCGGTCTACAAGACGGAGATCGTCGAGGCCCTCAAGGCCATCGGCTGGAACCACGTGGCGGCTTCTTTCAGCGGCGAGATCGACACCGTCAAGGTCTCGGTGCACCGCAAGACTCTGGCCAAATGCCAGTTGTCAGAGGAAGCTCGCTACTCTCTGGCCATGGCCAAGGGTCCCGACCTTCAGTCCAACGAGGACTGGCTGACCACCGCTACCCCCTGCCGCTATGCGGTGGGCAACCTCTACTGCAACCTCAAGACTGTGGTCGAGGCTCGTACTGGGGCCTGGCGGAAGTAGAGAAAGGGAAGAGAGACATCACTGAGTGACCCATCGCAAGATGGGTCATTCTTTGAAACATACTTAAATAGTACACTAGTCTGGGCTAAACAGTGAAGTAAAGATCCTTTTACTCACAGCGCTGTACTGCATACAGCATTACCACAAGGAGTCTACAGATGCATTTCTGTAAATGTCTTGAGGTGCTTCCCATCCGGGTTGCTATCGTCCATATTGCCGAAGAGGCAGTAGAGCTTTTCGAGGTTAAAAACCTTGAAGAACTCAAGGACGAGGCTTCCGACGTGATGTGGGGAATTGGCCGGCTTCTCGGAGCTTTGGCTAATAAACCCTACATCTCGGTTTGGGGTGACACTCTTCACCTTCGCAAGGTGGAGGCTCGCATGGCCGAATACGGCTGTGTGCGCAGCAAGCGTCACCTCAAAGATGGGGAGTGCCCGTCTCCCTGAAACGGGAGGTGCCTGATGGGGTGGTGCCCATCCGAGAGTTGCTTCTTGGGAACAGAAAAGCACGTCTAGCCCGCGTTAAGGGCTATTTTTTCTCTAATACTCAAAGAGTTGTATAGTTATGGGTTAAATTGTTTTACTTTACTCAAATAGTCCAAAAATAGTCGTCAAAAGAATACTATGGGCTAAACAGTGGAGTCTTAAACATATGGAGTGACCATATGTGGGGATCAGCGTTGGCAAGGTTTTGCACGTAGTTAACGCCCCATAAAAAATAAGCAACGAATCTTACCGGTTCGTTGACTTGTGCAGTATCTGGCCATGCCCAAAGGTGGATGGTCGGAGAGGACACGAGGACAGTATAAGCAGCTAGGCTAACAGCCAAAACTGTGTTCCTGCATAAATCCGGCGGAGGGAGCAATCCCTAAAAGTCGGTAGCAGAAAAACTGTCAACCTAAGATCTCGTACGGCCTGCAACACAGACTGAAACACCAAGGAGGAACAGTTCTTCCGGGGGCGAAAGCTCCTAATATGTCGGTGGTGTGGATGTCAAGTATGGCTAATAGAGATTTTAGGGGTCTGCCTGTCGGCAGTAGGGCGTCATCCCTCACCAAAGATGACTATATGGGTTTTAACTTTCCCAAGCGTTGATTACGCGCACTAAGTCTGTTGTCCTCGAAAGAGAGTACGGACTTTAAAAAAGGAGGCAAAAGGGGAACCTCAACAAAAACACCCCGCAAAACCGACACAAGCAGATCTCGTGATAGGCAAACTCCCGCCCTTAAGCAAGGCGGCAAGTGCTGAACCCTTTCCCTGTTTTTACAGAGTAAATGCTGCATAATTCCCCAACTGTCGTGAGACAGAGTAGGCGCACTCTAGCAGGTGTGGCCGGTGGACCAAGTTATCCAGGAGGATTTCTACTTTAAGCGGTAGCCCTTCTGCAGAGATAACGAGGAATCAACGAGGACAGATCAGATAACCGCTATACAGTTGATTACTGTGTAGACAGGACCTGGTCTGTGAGATGGTGAGATTCGTTGCTTTAGCTTCGTAACAGAAGTATGACACAAAGCGTCCCAAGAAGGATGCTGTGTCTTTGACTCCCACACTTGACACTTGTAGAAGGCTGTGATTCGGTTGAAATACCGAGGAGCCGTTTGCATTTGGATTGGGTTATAAACACCCTATATACTGGTTTTAGCGAGTAGCGCCGCTCTTACTGGTAAGAAGAACCCAAATCACTATGCAAGCAAAAGATCAGCCCCCAATTAGTATGTGATGACTGCCAGGCATGCACGTATAAGAGGGGATAGGCGCTTGTACGCCTAAACTAACAAGAAACCGCTGCCAGAGGTTCAGTTCTTGTTAGGATCTGTTTGCCCATAGATAACTACACATAGGTCAGGTAATTACTAGATGCTCTTGCTCTCAAAAGGAGTAGGATGGTTATATCTTCTCGCGCAATTCGGCGGCAAGATCCCTAGCATAGAGGCCCATTGAACCTCTAGTCTAGTAATGTAGTGGGAGAAGAAGACTGCAGCGCAAGAATCCTTTAAGGGATAAAACGCTTTATGTCATGCTAATGTGCGAAGCTAATCCCAGGACGGAGGCAAGGCTCCTGGCGTCCCTGGATGGGTTCACGGCGTATAGATCGCTGGTCTGTTAACAAGTATCAGACTAGTAATTTATGCGTTGAGCAAACTGCACACTGGGTGTGTAAGTGTTTTAATGAACTTCCCAGGAAGGGTATTTTTTGTACGATACTTAAATAGTTGCACTACTATGGGCTAAAATGTGGACCAGCTCTCTGCTAAGGGGTGGTCGCAATGGGCCGGATAGTTCGAATGGCACCCCAGTATCTTCCAAGAAGGTAGTATGGGTCAATGCCGGAGCGAACAGAAAGCCAGGGTTTTAAACAGGGTCCTTCCCATAAAGGACCAGAAATCTTCCAGTGTGTTACAAGACACTGGTATGTCGGTCATAGGGAATGCTTCCCTATAGATCGCGCTGGACCCCGTTGACTAGGAGGTAACTCATGTCTCGGATCCAACTCGCCATCACCGCCATCGTGGCTGTGGTGTTCGCCGTTTTCGCAACGGCGCTGACCGTGGAGGCCCAGCTGGCCCCCACCCTTTCGCAGCAGGCCGCTGCCCTAGTCAGCTTCTTCGTCACCAGCTTCGTGCTGGTCACGGAGGCTGCAACCCGCATCGCTCCCCGCATCCCCGCTTCCCTCGTGGTCCGCTTTGCCAATTCGGTGAAGCCGACCACCCCAATCCTCCTCGCGGAGGGTAAGGACCATCCCATGGTCCGTGTCATCTTGGCCTTCGTGGCCCGTTTTCTGGCGAACGTATACGCCATCGTCCTTCCGCTTCGGCGGACTGTTGCTGCCCAGTCGGCGGCGTCGCTCAGGCTGCAGGCGCTTACCCGCCATGCAGCCCGTTTGGCCCGGCGTAACTGCTGGACCACTATCCGCCTTGACCGCTGGCTGCGGTCGAAGGGGGTCCATATCCCCAAGGCTGTCGCCAAGCCCGCTCCGAAGGCAATTGCCAAGCCTGTCGCTAAGGCTCCTGTGAAGCCTGCCCCTGCCCCTGCCATCGAGGTTGCTGCTGTCACGGAAGTGGCAGTGGAAGCCGTCGCTGAGCCCGCTGTAAAGCCTGCTCCCAAGGCTGCCTCCAAGCCCGTTGCGAAGCCCGTCGCTAAGGCTGCTGCGAAGCCCGTCGCGAAATTCCCCCGCGTCACGAAGGCCATGACCTTCTCGGCGCACATCGCGGCGGCAAAGGCCAAGCAGGTTACTCCTGTGAAGCCCGTAGCTATCGGCGCTAAGATTGTGGTCATCAAGACCACCCTTGCCAAGCGCATCGAAGCCGCTGTCTGTGGTAACACGGGCAAGTCCGCACAGGATACCGCAAGCGTCTTCTTCGCCATGACGGCGACTGAGGATGCCCAGAAGCGCACCAGAAAGCGGGAACTGAGCCGCCAACGCCGCAATGCGGTGAAGGCCAGCTCCCCGCTTATCGCCGTACTCGCCGCTGCAGCACCCACGTTCAGCCAGGCGGTCGAAGCCGCTTGGGCTAAGAGCCCGGCCGAGTTCCTTGCAGGACCCGGCTTTCTGTTTGTCGTCGGCATCGTCGGTATCCTGTTCGTTGTAGTGGGCAATGCCCTTGCGACGAAGCTCGAGGCCATGGTTAAGGCTAAGCCCAGCGAAGCCGACTGCGGGCCCGAGACCTGCGTCGGTTGCGGTGTTGCAGGATTTGGCTCAAAGGGCCAATTCTGCAATGTCTGCCAGGCGGACGGTACCGAGTTGACCATGAGAGGTGGCTATGACCGCCTCTATGCCGGCATCCCCAGCGACGCCATCTCAGCCATCGCAGCTCGTCTTATGGCGGCTTGCGAGGATATCTTTGCCGAGGTCAACAATGACCTAAACGGTGAAGCCACCAGCACCAACAACGACACCAAAGCTTCCGTTAAGCCGGGAATCATCCTGGCCTCGACGAAGCACACCGGGGCACCCACCCCTAAGGAGAACAAGATGGGTAACAAGAAAGTCCGGGTATGCACTCCCGGCACGTTCGCAGCCTTCCTTGAGGAGGCGTGTGCTACTAGTCCTGCGGCTGACGATAGCCCTGGACTCCTCGAAGGTCTCGTTGTCGCTGACGACGATACCGATGCCGTGGCCAACGCTAAGAAGCTTGGCCTTGTCACCATTCGGGTTCTGCAGAAGGGTATGACCCTCTACTGCACGCCCGAAGCCAAGAAGGTCAGCATGGCGGCTCTGCGGTTCAAGGGTAAGACCCTGGGCCGCATTGCTAAGTATGCTGACTCGTACTGGATCTCGCGGGTTACTGCCCGCGTTGTCCTGCCGGGTAAGGTCCTGGACCTGGGCAAGATTGCCGCTGCACTGGTCAAGTTCTTCGACGGCCTTGTGCTTGTCCGTGCCGACGTGGCGAAGGCCATGGGTCTGACCGCTCCGATGGTGGCTCGTATCTTGACCAGCGAAGGTCTGATCAAGGGTATGTGCATCCCGCTTCCGGCTCGGTACTTCCCTGAAGGCGTCTGCATCATTGCCAGTGAGGTGAAGACCGAGTGGTCCGCTACCCAGAACGACTATGCCCTTTGCTGGATCCCCGGCACTGCGGCGCTCACGAAGGAGAAGGCGGTTATGTCGCTTCAGTCGATCCTTATGCTTCTCGGAGCTGAGGTCAACTCGAAGGAGTTCTACCAGCTCATTGCTGGCTACATCGCCTACGCCAAGAAGCGTCTCCCCGACTTCCTGAAGGGTCTGGACGAGGATGCTGACGACTTCGTTGCTGGCGACGAAGAGGCCAAGGTCGAGGACAACCGCAACAGCGTTCTTGCGAAGCTCCTCGGCGCGATGCGAATCCCTGTTCTCCCCTTCCGCATGCTGGCACAGCAGCTGGTTGGCACCTTGAGCAAGAACATTGAGCCTGGCTCGATGAAGATCGCTCCTGTTACCGAGGAGGGAAGCGACTTGTGGGCAACCTACCCCATCCCGGTCCTCTGGCCGATGCTGCATGCGGCTTGGATTGCTGAAGGGCAGCACTCTGAGGAGGTTGCTACGAAGGCGAAGCAGACCATGGAGCTGGAGACGAAGACGGCTGATGGTCGTCTTATTGTCTACTGCACCAACTTTGCTCGCTGGGCGAAGAACAACTGCGCGCCCAACCTGGCAATCTTCTTCCGTAACCCCACCGGCGAAACGTCGGGCACGGTTGCGGAGATCCGTGAGCTGCCGGAAAGCCTGAATATCTTCATCATCGGCGTAAGCGGCCGTATGGTGATCATGTTCACCACGGCGAGCGGAGACACGGTAGTCCTCCTGCTCCAGGCAAACGAAGGCATGGACTATGATGACCGCTGCCCCACTGCGCGTGGTAAGCTTGCCATGCTCATCGTGAAGGGTCTGGCCTGGCGTACCGCTCTTGCTGATAAGGCGAAGCTCAACGCCGAGAAGCGTGCACAGAAGAACGCGCTCCGTGCTAAGATGGTCGCCGGTATCCCGGAGAACAAGAGCCTGTGGACCCGCCTCAACGCGGCCACGATCCTCGGTCAGGCTTTCAAGGTGAAGACGGAGAACTTCGTCATTACCGCCGTTACGGAGCCCGAAGCGCCGGTCGAAGCCACCACTGCTGGTATGAGCCACGAGAGCTTGTACGAGTCGGTGATGAACATGGAGGAGAACGTCTTCCAGAAGGCGATTGGTATCGTCGCTAACGCGAAGATCTACGGCATGTCCCTGGCTGTTGGCTGGGTGAAGCTGCCTACCTTCCTCGAGGAGCTTCGTGAGGAGATCTCCGAGACGCTCCTCTTCGGCGTGACGTTGTCCGACATCGTTGACGCAGCGGTCAAGATGACGGGTTACGCTGAAGCCTGGGCATCCTACCGGATGGTGCAGGTCTACCAGGTCTGGCTTGACCTTGTCACCGAAGGCAAGGGCCGTGAAGGTTGGGCATTCGTGCCTGCCGTTCTGCGGAAGCTCAGCCTTGGTGCGAAGAGCTTGTTCGTCGACCCGGCCAAGCGTGTTGCTGTCCTCGGTGAAGACATGCAGCCCCTGTTCGAGAATGGCACGAAGGTGACCGCTCCCGTCCGCAACGAAGAAGGCGAGATCGTTACCCACCTCGTCGCTGGTGAGCTTAGCTCGAAGGTCTACACCCTCTGGGCTGACTACCGCCAGTGGTGCATCGATGAGGTCGAATCCCTCGCCAATGCTCAGTGGGAAGCTGGTCGCCAGAACGTCCTGCACCAGACGCTCACTGCTTGGCTTGGTCGCACGGAAGACGAGGCCCCTGGCGAAGAGACCGAGGCCTGGCTCTACTGGAACTGGAGCCCCGGTAGCTTCAAGAACCTCCAGGCTTGGACCAACCAGGAACTGATCCACAAGATCATGGCTCCTGCAGGCCACGAGAGCAACCGTCGTTACAGGGTCGTCAGTGCAATGCTGGCTGGCGGCAACATCTCGCGTGCCAAGAAGGCACTCTGGCTGGCCTACTCGGCGATGCCCATCAGAGCGGCGATTGAACTCGTAGACTCCCAGATCGAGTCGTACATCCTCAAGAACTTTGAGGCTGAAGACCGCGACGCTGCTGTGAAGATGGCCTGGCTTGCCTTTGCCAATCGTTACCTGCAGCCTGCTGAGAAGGCCAAGAAGGTCGGCAAGGATGCGAAGCCACAGGCTCTTGAGATCACCATCACCGAGGATGCCAATGGCAACCTTAAGGCGAATGGCGGTATCGCTACCACTGCGTTCTTCGTCGGCGGTCCCTGGGAATACCTCACGGACTGGATGTCCAGCAATGGCATTGCCGCAATCAACGGCCTCGACGATAACAGCCTCGGTGAAGCCCGTCAGCTTGCTCTCTACTTGGGCAAGGGTGGTACCCCGACGGTACGCCAGGACGCAGAAGCTCTCCTCGCCTACATCCGTGGTGAGAAGAACTGCGGTGGCTTCGGCGGTGACGGCGAGAAGCTTGGCTGGGGGATCGATGGTCTTCTCAGCCTGCCCGGCGTGCGCATCAGCGATGGTCGAGAGGCCAATGGCTTTGAGGGTCAGCTTGCGACTGTCAGCGAAATCGGTCGTCAGATCGAGCTTCGTCGGAAGAACAAGGGTGAGGAGCTTCGTCACGCACTGGCTGACTTGAAGAAGGCCAAGAAGCCCAGCGAGACAAAGATCGCAGAAGCGCAGGCTGAGCTCGACAGCTTCAACGCTATGAGCACGCTTGAAGCTGCTGACTCATTCGGTTTCCTGCGTCGCTTGATCGAGATCTTCCCGGGTACTGCGGTGAAGGCAGAGCTTGTGGAGCGTGAGTGGGTTACCGAGTGGAACCCCGACATCAAGACCAAGGACGAGAATGGTAAAACTGTCATGGGTCGCACCGTGGCTGTTGGCACCAGGTTCGCGCCTCAGGGCTTGAACAGCTTCCTGATCCTCACCTTCCTTGGCGACGACAACGGTCCTCAGGGTGGAGGCGAAGAGGATCTCAACGATGTCTTCTCTGGTGATGAGCCTGAAGAGGATACGTACGAGGAGGGTTACGAGGATGAGCCCTCGCACGAGTATGACATCTCGGAGGACGCTGACGAGATGCCCGAGCCGGAAGATGCAGAAGAGCCGGACTTCGGTGAAGAGAACCCGGACTTCGACCCTAGCCAGTACGGTGACGAAGAGGAAGAGTCCGAGGTCTTTGAGGAAGACGAGAAGGCCAAGAGCAGCGACCGCTTCGATTACACCGATTGCTGGGTGGACAGCGAAGACGAAGAGTCTGAAGCCACTGAGGCTAGCGCTCCGGTCGTTGCTAACGCTGCACCTGCCGTCTACAACCGGGCAGATAAGGATATTCCTTCCGGTGCGGTATACGTTGGCCGTCCCAGCAAGTGGGGTAATCCCTTCGTCCTTGGCCGCGATGGCAACCGTGAGGAAGTCATTGCCAAGTACGAGGCTTGGGTGAAGGCACAGGTTAATCTCATGGATAGCCTCGGAGAACTTACTGGCAAGTCGTTGATTTGCCATTGTGCACCCGAAGCCTGCCACGCTGACGTCCTGCTGCGCCTTGCCAACAAGACTGAGGAAGAAGCAGAAGAGTCCATCCCCACATCTGTGTGCGAAGTGTGCGAGGGCGCTGGCTGCCGCATTTGCACAAATGCCTGTGAGGACTGCAAAGTCGAGGGGGATTTCGTGGCCGGTCTCTGCCCGACCTGCGAAGCCAGATACGAAGACAATGGCCCCTCGATGGCCGCTGTGTGCCCTGTTGCCGAAGACGAAGAGTCCGAAGACTTCAAGTCCACAACGCTTGGTTTGCCTAATCGCGAAGCCGACAAGCGTGAAGTCGAAGCCAAACTCGGACTCCGTGAGGATGGTCAGGGCTTTGATGGGGAAATCCAAACCCCGAATGGAAGCATTATTGCAACCGAGTACGCACGCATTGTGTACGGGGACCATGGCCCCTACATCGAGTTTGATGCTGATAGCGTTGACCTTAGCGAGTGGCAGATCCGCCAGAAGGGCCCTCAAGCCTGGTATGACGAAGCCCGACTTGATGGAGTAATGCTTTACATCCAGAAGCGGGATGTCAGCACTCTGCCGAATCCTCCTGCGGGCGCGAAGTCTACCCACAACAACCGCCCCGAAGGGTATGCAGACTACAAGCCCGGTATGCTGTATGTCGATCCCTTCAAGGTTAAGATCGCGGCTGCAACTGAGGAAGTTGAAGCCGAAGAGACGGAGTACTTCTTTGTGGCCTTCACTGGTCACCGTCCCGACAAGATCGGCGGATACAATCCCAATGCGGAGAAGCGCATCTGGGTACGTGAACAGATTGCGGCTCAGCTTGAGCGTGGTCTTGCCAAGCACGGTGAGAAGCTCTGGCTAATCACTGGCGGTGCCCTTGGCGTTGACCAGGATGCGGCAGAGATTGCGCACGAGATGGGTATCCCGTTCACGGTCATGATCCCCTGTGTAGAGCAGGAGGCTATGTGGCCCCGCGAAGCCAAGCAGCGCTACTGGAACATGCTGGAAGTTGCCAGCGAAGTCGTCCAGGTCAGCGAGAAGACCTATGGCGAAGACAAGTTCTGCATGCAGCGCCGTAACATGCAGATGATTGACTGCGCCGATATCGTCATTGCTGTCTGGGATGGCAGCACTGGCGGTACAAAGAATGCGGTTGATTACGCTGAAGAGTCGGGCCTGAAGATTATCTTCATCGATCCCAATGACTTCGACGCCGAGGTTGAGGCTGAAGAGAAGCCCGCCCCTGCTCCCTCGGAGAAGAAGGCCGGTGTCGCGGCACGTCTTAACCGTATCACGGGTAAGAAGTAGCCATTAGATTGAGTAGCCCAGCAATGGGCTATTCTTTCTATAATACAAAAATAGTACAAATAGTCGTAAAAAAGTCCAGATACTCCGCTGGGCTGCGCCGAGTCCTCGCCTCTGATTCACTCCGCTGCGCTACGCTCATCAGAACCACAGGACACACCACTCCGCTGCGCTACGTGGTTACCCTGCTTCGCTGCGCTCCGCAGGTAGCAACACAGCCTGCTCCGCTGCGCTACGCAGGCAACAGCAACAACGCCGCAGCACAGGCATCGCTGCGCTCGCCTTTCATGATGAGCCGCCTTTGGCTCACTTACCACGGAGAACGTCAATGGAACAGAATCGCAAGTTTCTCACCCTCAAGGTCTCGGGCTTCGGCTACATGGGCAAGCAGCCCGTGATCGGGGCCAGCGGAAAGTACGCGGACTTCTCGGTCAGTTCGTCCTACGGGACGGAGGACACCAACTGGACGCGGGTGCGTCTGGTCGGCCAGGAGCTCGTGAACTGGTTCGTCGCAAAGGCGGACGAGAGCGGGTACAATTTCGTGCACATCGACGGGGCAGGCCTCGAGACGGAGTCCTGGCAGAGCGATGACAAGGCCTGGCACAACGCCACCAGGCTCATCGTGTACAGCAAGGCCCAGATTCGTCTCTTGGCCACCGAGAAGGCGCTTATGCGTCGTCACGGTGTTGTCGAGGAGCCCGCCAAGGCACCCGCCAAGCCCGCTGCCAAGGCTCCCGCGAGGCCTGCCAAGCCCGCCGCCAAGCCTGCCGCCCGCAAGTCCGCCCCTGTTGCTGGCGACTGGGACTAGAGAACCCCCCTCTCACACTTACAGTGTGGGAGGGGAACTTTTTTACCCCCACGAAACCCCCCTACTCGGGGGGAAACCCCTTTACTAGGGTCGGCCAAAAATAGTTGCATTACTAGTATGGCCAGACAGAGTCCAGGTAATAGGATTCTATTAGGCTCGCTGCGCTCGCCTCACATGGCGGATAGTAGCTACCGCTACTCGTACCAGATGAGGCCTGTCGGCTTCTGGTATGTATCAGACAGGGGCGGTTCCCAGTCCGCTTAACATAAAAACTGGGAAGGGGCAGTTACGCGCCCCGTACCCATGTTCCCAACCTCGGGGGAGCATGGTGAGCCTAGTTAGGCGTACCCAGGAGGAGAGTAGACTGGGCTCAAGACTCCAGTAGATACCACACCAGTAGTTGTCGGGTATCAAAGCACTAGAAAGGGCCTGTCGGGTTCTAGTGTAAGTAGACAGGTGCGGTTGCCAATTCCGCATTACGATTTGGATAAGCCTCCTCTTGGGCTGATAGACTCGTAACTAGTAGTGACCCTGCTAGTGTCCTAATGCGAGATAGAGAGATAGAACCCCAGCACAGTAGGATGTGTTGGGGTTTTATTTTTACTCCGCTACACAGTATTAGGCTCGCTGCGCTCGCCTTTCATGGTGAAGACATTATGTGTGTCTTCGTAACAAACGGAGTCTGTCATGGTCCCTGTTGAGTTCGTGTCTTTTGAGGATTGCTTCAACATTCCTGTCGGTAGCGAAGATGAGGTCATTGACCGCATCGACTGGAGCCATCGCCCGGACAGTCCTGAAGAGTTTGTCGATTTCGAGGAATACGAGGAAGATGCCAGCACTGGTTCTGAGTCTCTCATTGAGGCCGTTCACGTGGCTCGTCGCTTCTTCGTGTAATCCTCAGACCTGAGTAGGTCTATAAAATGCTCACAAGTTTACGGCGTCACGCAGGTTACATTGCGAATAGTAGGGGATGTAAACCCTATTGTTCGTACTGCAAGACGTCACCTTCTAATCCTTCTAGAAACACATGAACGCGCCTACCGTTCATGGAAACCTAGGGGTGTCAGGGTTGCAAACCTGGCTATAAAGATAGGCTGGCTGTTAGTGGGCCTCAGCCACTAATGGACAAGATGAACACGGGGTGGTTACTAGTTAGTCCCTTGCTTCTAGTAACGAGATAAACATAGGGTTTATTACTGGCGGAGCCCTGCCGCGAGTAATGAGAGTAAACATGGGCTAATTATTAGGGACCCCTGCCCTAGTAGTTATATAGACATGGGGTGGTTACTAGTTCGCTAGTAACGACTGGGAAGGGGTTCGCACGCTAGCAAATAAGACGACCCGTACCCTTTTGATTAGTCTGGTGACGCTAGATATACCATTATGGATATCTAGTTATGGGTTCGATTCCCATATGATTGAATTACTAGGTGAGAAACAGCCTAGTATAGGGGAGCACAAATAATGGTGTCCCGTGACCTTGCTCCATGTCTGTAAACTGGAGCACTTTTTATAACCTCAGAGGTAATGTTACCTCTTTACTGGAGAATGAACATGAAAGACATTGTCCTTGACTTTATCATCCAGAAGACTCTGGAGAGTATCTGTGAAGAGCATGATTGGAACATCGAGGTTGTCCAGAAGAGCACGAAGAACTTCTACTCCGCTAAGGAACAGGACCCCTGGAGCAAGAGGTGGGAAGATACGACCTTCAAGGTCAGTTTTCCGAACACCATCCAGGTAGTTGACTTGGAGTTCCAGGGTCTGTACTGGGACCATGGCACTGGCTGGAGAGATGTCGGCATCTCTTTGGAGAACAGTGTCCACGAGAATTGCTTCTACCAGATTGCTCACCTGGTATCCATGACTCCCGTGTTCCTTGAGACGTTGAAGAAGGGTCTGAAGTTGTGGGGAGAAGTCCTCACTAACGAGACAGACTCTATCATGCGCATGGAGAAGGGCAGCAAGGAACTTCAGGATTTCAGGGAACAGATCAAGGCCAAGAGAGCCAAGGTCAACGCCCGTGATCCTGAACTCGCTCCTTACTACGAGCCCAGCTCCCGACTGGAATGTCAAGAGTTTCTGCTGGGAAACATCTTCCCAGAGAACTAGTAGTCCAATAGGTCAACAGCCTGTAACCTGCCCGTTGGTAGGATAACCTATTGGGTGTCATGTCCAGTAGCCACAAAGGCTGAATCACTTCCTTATGGTATTGCAAACCCGCCTTCTGCGGGTCTAGCAGATAGGTTCGAATCCTATCAGGAAGACTTTCCCCCTTATGTCCTTGGAGGACAACATGCTGACTGTAGACTTTTTGAAGAACATAGAGACTGGATCTGCGTTTATCAAGATCTACCAGGGAGATGTCATGATCCTTGGCCTTGATGTCCGCGCTGACAATAGCATGGAAGTCCATGACTGGAACGGATATGCTGGTGACAAGGTCAGCGCTATCCATGCCGTTATCGGGGACTTCCTCAATCACTCTGGTTTGGAGGAGTAAGTCATGATGAAGATGTATGCTGGTCATAGTGGAATAGATTACGATGCGCTGAAAGGCATGGTATCTACTCTCAAGAGTTTGGTTACGCGGGCAAATGGTGTACTACCAACCCATCCAGAGCTTGAGGGCTACAGAGATAGCCTTGTCCTTGCGCTTGCTCACGCTGAGAAGGCATTCGAACAATTCTAAACCCTTATGTCCTAAGGAGGACACCATGATTGACTTTGAAGAGTGGTTTGACAAGAATGAGGATAACTTGTTGATTGAAGCTGCGGAACTTGGTCTTGACCGAGAACTGGACTTCTCATTTGAAGACTGGGCAGAGGATAAGTTCTTTCGTTTGTTTCCTGAAGGAGAATAAGAATGCACAAGATTCAAGTTGGTAAGTATGCTGTTACTGTGAACAATTGGCAATTCTGCACGTTGTTCTTTTTCTGTCTTAGTGGACTTGGATTCGCTGCTTGCGCATTCATGGTCCTCATTGACATCCTTCGCTGGAGTTACTGGTCATGAAGATTACATTCAACATTGACAAGGAGCGGTTTGAAGAGCACACCTTCAACCTTGCTGAAACAACCCTTCTCGTCGCCAGTTTTTATGGCGGCGTTGCTTTCTGGATCATCGCAGCAGTGATGTTCTTTGATTCTAGCTACTTATACCTGTAGGTTACAATGTCAAAGACTGTAAAGAAAGATAAGTTTGTCCCTCGTCGTGATAGCGCCGCAATGACGCTTGCTTACGGTGGTTTCAAGAACGGCAACCATGGAGACCCCCGGAAGGAGGAATCTAAGAATGGATGCCGCAAGTTCAAGTTCAACAACAATTCCTCGGAGGAATAAATGTACGAGACAAAGAGTCTGATTACCGATACTTTTCATCACCTGACTTACATCAACCTTACGGCTAATACCCGTGAAAGTCGAAAG